GAAATTAGAGAATAAATATCTGGGAGGTGACAATTTGAATGAACCAAAGTTTTATGTACAGGAATTAATATCTACGGAATATATGGACAAAAGAGTTTTAATCCTATATCCATATGAACTTAGCAATGAGCCGATATTAAAAGACAATATTCCCAAAATGACAAAAGTGATAAGAGAATATATAAAAGAGTCTGAAATGTATAGAAAGTGTGTAGATACAATTCCAAATCTTATATGGGATTCTCAAAAATTATCTATGCAGAATGAAGCTGATGAACATCAAAGAAAAGCTGATGAACTTGCAGAAATAATGAATGAAGGTATCAGTCCTTATGCGTGGTATGTTAAAGGTAGGTTTGATGGAGAGATAGGTGGATTTCATTACAATGTAGATAATATAGTTTATTTGGATAGAAACTAGCAAGAAATTTTGGTTTCTTGGCTTGTCACGAAACTAAGTAACAATGTAGATATAATTTTATAAGAAAGGAAAACGTTCACATGTGAGTAAAGCTGCGCAGCTACTATTGGTGAACAAATTTGAAAAATACATATATTAAATCGCCTCTAAATTATATCGGAGGCAAGTATAAGTTACTACCAATCATTGTACCAATGTTCCCAGATAAGATAAATACTTTTGTGGATTTATTTGGTGGAGGTTTTAATGTTGGTATTAATGTAAATGCTGAACATATTATCTATAATGATATATGCAAGCAGGTAGTTGGTTTTCTAAGATATTTACAAGGTTCAAATATTGAAGAAGTGTTACAGAAGATTGATTCATATATTGATAAGTATGAATTAACAAAAGAAAATAAAGAAGGATATTTACTGTTTAGAGAAGAATATAACACAGGTATCAAAGATCCAATTAAATTCTATACGCTTTTATGTTATGCGTTCAATAATCAAATCAGATTCAATTCCAAAGGTGAATATAACATGCCTTTTGGCAAAGATAGATCAAGTTTTAACCCCACTCTTAGACAAAAATTTATAGATTTTCATAAGCGACTGAATGAAATAGATTGTAGTTTCTTAAATATTCCATTTGAGAGATTTGATTTTTCTGATTTTATGGAAGGTGATTTTGTTTATGCAGATCCACCATATTTTAATTCTGTTGCTACATACAATGAAAACGGTGGTTGGACAGAAGAAATGGAGAATAAATTATTAGAGACTCTTGATACTTTAAATGATAAAGGCGTTAAGTTTGCATTGAGTAATAATCTCAAATATGACAATCCATTACTTGATAAATGGAAAGATAAATACATAGTTCATTATTTAAAGCATGATTATAGCAACTGCAATTATCAGAAAAAGGACAGGAGTGCCGATTGTGAGGTATTAATTACAAATTATTAAAATCTCAATCTCTGAAATGCCTTAAAATCAAGGCTTCAGAGGTTGGAAAAACACAGTAAAACCACGTTTCATTTGAGGAGGTGATTGAGTGGATACATCATGTGAAACTTGTAAATGTAATACCTGTAAGATGAATGAAAATGGTGGCATTTATGGTGGATGTTTCGATTGTGAAGATTGCAAAGAACAAGATTTATACTGTGAAGATTGTTCAATGTATGAATATGACAAAGATAGACTGAGTAATTAGGAGAATAATAGTATGAATAAGAGACAGAAAAAGAAATTCATTAAGAAGAATATGACTAAGCTAAGGAAGATACATCCAAGCGAAGGTGATATTATAGTTCTTCGGTGGAATCCAGATAGTGAATATATAGATTTTGACACCATTGTTGAGTTCTATAAAGCATGGGAGAATGCAGGAATCTTTGATAAATGCGGAGCTGCTATTGTTCCATGTAACTTTAAAATTTTCAACAAGGAAGAAGCTCAAATATATGTTGATAAGTTACAGAGTATTGTAGATCAGATGGGAGAATAAAACTATGGGGTTGACAAAAGATCAACAGATATATGCAGCCATAGACTTATTAAAACATCATGGATACAAAGTATATAAAGATTATTCAATGTTGATTGATAAGTGGGTTGCATTTTGGCAGGAAGGAATGACACCTGTTTTACATGGGAAAGTTATAGAGGTTCGTGGTGAAGATAATACATATTTTAAGGTTAAATGCAAGAATTCTTATTATAGATATGTTGCTATGAACGATGTAATTGAGTTCTGTGATAATAAAAGTGATTGTTATGCGATAAGATGAAAGAAGCATTTCTTTAGGAAAGGAGAACAATAAATGGAAACATTTTCAATAGTAGATAAGATAAATGTGGATAAGTTGAATACAAAAGTTGCAGAGTTTGTATATAGGGAAGGGCATGAGCCATATATATTTGCAAATAAAGAGACACTTGAAGCATTATCTAAGCCAATTGAGCAGGAATTAAAATTCGTATCGGCAGCAACTGGTATTGTTAGTTCGTTTAAGGGTTGTCTGATTGGTAAGTATCACGGTAATAAAATGTTTGAGGATGATACATTAAAATTTGGTGAGATTGAGCTGAGATAAGAGAATATATAGGTGACAATAAATTATAAGGAGATATGTTTTATGAGAAGAAAGGATAAAAAATTTAAAATTCAATATAAAGTTGATGACAAGATTCTGTCTTTGAGGTTCGAGACAATACAGGATTTTTTAGAAACCGATTTTCCTAAGAATAATAATCCAATGTCACCTATAAACGATACAGAATTATTATCCGTAACTTGGCACAAGCAACCGTTATTTGAAAAAAGTTTTAAATTAGGTGAAGTAAAAACGCTTTTAAAAGACTTTAATCCTACAAAATTACTTAGGAAAGAAACTTATTCAATAGGAGAAGTCAGAGACAAAGTAAAAGATGCTTTATTTGAGAAAGATAAAAGACTTGCAAAAGTTGATTTTGATGGAGATTTGATTAAGGGCAATAGCCAAAGATACCAAACATTTTTTACTAAAGGTTGTAAATGTGTAGTTTGTGGAATTGAAGGAAAATATTTTGCAAAAGAAAGACATTTACAGGATAAAAGTTATCATCTGAATTTATATGCAGTTGATGATAATGGTGATGAAATTTTAATGACAAAAGATCATATTATACCACGCTCAAAAGGTGGTATTGATGATATTAGCAACTATCAAACAATGTGTAAGCTTTGTAATGAAGCAAAAGGTAACCAATTAGAAGATTAAAAAAGAAAGGAAAAATAGAAAAGTTCCTATAGGATAAAGTGCGCACTACTTACTAAGGTAAGAGGAACTTATGTATTGTGCTTATATCACAACATTAAAAGGATTAAGAAAACATAATAACGCTGATAGATTACAGTGTGTAGAAGTATTTGGACAGAATGTAATTGTAGATTTGAGTTATCAGGAAGGACAGAAAGTAGTCTTCTTTCCATCTGACGGTCAGTTATCACTTGAATATGCAACAGATAATAACCTTGTCAGAAAGAAAGACGAGAATGGAAACAACATTGGTGGTTATATGGATGCTGAGAAGAGAAATGTAACCGCTATTAGACTTAGAGGTGAGAAGTCAGAAGGACTTGTATTACCTGTTGAGACGCTTTCTAAGTATACAGATATTTCAAAATTAAAAGATGGCGATCAGATTACAGTTCTTGGTGGTCATGAGATTTGTCAGAAATATATTCCAAGAGGAAAGAATCGTTCAAGAGGTAATGGAAATAGTTCAAATAAGAAGAACAAGTTTCAGAAAGAAACAGTATCATATCCATTTTTTGAGGAGCATAAAGATACAGCACAGCTTGCATATAATATGTCAGCATTTAAGCCAGGAGATACAATTTATATTACTCGTAAGCTCCACGGAACATCAGCTCGTACTATGAAGACTGTTAAGATTACAAAAAAGAATAATAAGCTGAGAAAATTCTTACATATGCAGCCAAAGGTTACAAGAGAAGTTTCTGTTGTATCTGGTAGTAGAAGAGTTGTATTAAAGGATATGACAAAGAATGATGGATATTATTCTGATAATGGATTTAGAAAAAAGTACCACGATTTATTAAAAGACAAGCTTCCTGAAGGTGCTGAAATTTTCTATGAAATTGTCGGATATGTAAATGAAACAACACCAATTATGGGTTCAGTATCTAATAAGGGAGTTAAAGAAAAAGAATTTACAAAGAAATTTGGCGACACTACAACATTCTCATATGGTTGTGAGCCAGGCGAAAATGAGATGTATGTGTATCGAATGACAATGACAACAGCAGACGGAACAGTTGTTGAAGTGCCTTGGGAAACTGTAGAGGTATGGTGTGACAAGTTAGGTGTTAAGCATGTACCTGATTTAGAGAAGTTTATTTTTACTACACCAGAAGATTTGAAAAAAAGAGTAAATAAATATCTTGATGGTATGCCAGCAGATGAAATTGGCAAGACACATATTGCTGAAGGTGTGGTTGTTCGTATTGATAACAGAGCGACATTTACAGCTTATAAGGATAAAGTATTTGAATTTAAGGTAATAGAATCGATCATTAAAGATACGTCTGATGTGCCAGATATGGAAGAAGCAGAGGAAGTTTTAGAGGAGACTTTAAATGAATAAACCTACACTATGGATCATGTGTGGTCTGTCTGGTAGTGGCAAATCAACCATTGCCACTCAGATTGCCAATGAGAACCCAAATACAATAATTGTATCATCAGATGCAATTCGTGAAGAATTGACAGGTAATGAAAATGATCAATCAAAAAACGAAGATGTTTTTAAGATTTTTCATAAGCGGATAAGAGAATATCTAATTAAAGAAATTAATGTAATTGCAGATGCAACAAATCTTACTATGAAGTCTCGTAGAGCAATTTTAATGAATACGCTAGGATTGAAAGTTAATAAGATTTGTTGTGTAATCGTTAAGAGATTTGAACAATGCAAGATAGATAATAGCAACAGATTGCGAGTTGTGCCAGAAGGCGTTATAAAAAAGCAGCTAAGAAGCTTTCAAATTCCGTTCAGGCAGGAAGGCTGGAATAAAATAATTTTCTATAATTTCGTAAACGGTAAACAAAAGTGTATATCTGAGATGATATACGAGATGAGAGGTTTTGAGCAGAAAAATCCACATCATACAATGAATTTGTATAATCATTCAATGTTTACATATAGTCGTTTTGTTAAATATGAATATTCAAAAGAAATCAATTTAGCTGCATTACTTCATGATTACGGAAAATTGTATACTCAAACCTTTGACGAAAATGGCATTGCTCACTATTTTGAACATCCATCGGTTAGTTCGTATTATATTTTAGAAAATTTAATAGGTAACTATAAAAATGATACACTTCTCAATATGTGCTTTTTGGCAAATTACCACATGATGCCCTTCTGGTGGGATACTGAAAAAGCGAAGCAGCGTTGGAAAGAAAGATTTGGAGAATGTAAGTATAAGATGCTTTTAGATTTCAATGAATGTGACAAAGCGAGGTAGCTATGTGAGCAGTATTTCAGTTGGTGATTTAAAATCCATTCTCGAAAACTATCCAGACAATTACGAAGTTGTTATGAACATTAAGCATAAATATCCAATCTCTAAGGAAGAAGGTCTTAGAGGTTGGTATGCTTATATCAATGGTGTAAAAGCCGATGATGATTTTCGAGAAATTAGATTAATGAATTAGGAGAATATTTTATGAGTCTATTAGAAAAATATAGTTGTATTTTTTGCAAATATAGAAAACTTAACAAGAATCACGATTATGCTTGTATGGACAGTTGGAATAAAGATGAATCTGGTTATCCAATTGGCAAATGTAATTCATTATCAAATATATACTATGGTAAAATCGTTGAACTTTTTCCATTCAAGCAAATTGATTATTGGCGTACTGAGAGAGCATATAAAAAAGAAGAAAAATATAATGAAGCAATGGATAAGAAATATGGAGATTGTTGTATAGAAACAGATGATTGGAAATTCATTTGGGGAATAACAAGCTGGGATGATTTATCTGGTCACGAAGCCAATATGTATACCATGAATGATATAGATATTACATATGACAAGCAGAAAAAAGAATATATGCTTGGAATTGAAACGGCATATATGTTCGAAACATATGCTTCAGCGTGTAATTATCTAAGAACGTGTTTGGATGCATTTTCAAAATATATGGACGCTAATGGATTAGATAAGAACAAGCAGTATAGTTTATTCATGAGTAATCCTTGTACAAGTATGGTAGCTGATTCGATTGAAGAATTATATACCAATTTTAAAATTTTTGTTAATGGATTTTGCAATCAGAATACCACAGAAAATGAAAAGGATGGAGAATAAATATGTGTAACCGTTGTGATTATGACTCACCTGACAATCGAATATATGTAGATTCATTAACTAATGAATATTATTTGGATATAGAAACATCTGAATGGGATGAATATGATGATGGATTTGTTCATCAAAAAGAATATATTACGCATTGTCCTTATTGTGGTAGAAAGTTAGGAGAATAAAGAAATGAAGATAAAATTAATCAAATTAAAATTTAATGACACTCATTCATACAAGTACGAACCATTTACATATTGCTGTAATAAAATTCAGAATGATAAAGCCATTGTATTTACAGGTGAAGATATAAACGACATTGGTGGAGAATATGAAGATGATGGCATCTATATTCCACAATTTTGTACTTCCTATACACAAACAGTTGGTTCTTGGGAGGACGAATGGGAGCAGACAGACAATTTTCCAATTAAATTCTGCCCTCATTGCGGTGAAAAGATTGAGATTTCAGTTGTAGATAAGATTGATGTATCTGATAAATATGAAGAATTAACTAAGCAGCGTGATGAATTATGTGAGAGGTGTCAGAGAACAGATAGTAAGAAGAAAGAATCTGAACTAAGAGAGCAGGTTGGAAAGCTTGATAAGCAGATTGACAGTTTCTATTGGTTGGATGAGTGGAAAGGAGAATATTATTATGGCAGTATTTAAAAATTTTAAAGATGATGAATTGATTGTAAGTTGTAAGTGTGGATGTGACGAAGGTATTTATTTTAAAATTCATGATTATGGAGATGGCGACTATGCTTTCTTATCATATACAAATGGTAACTTTTACACTCAGCAAAGACCATTCTTTGAAAAATTGAAGAAGATTTGGGCGATTATTATGAATAAGGATTTTTATTATTCTGATATTGTGCTTACAAAGGAAGATTTTAAAGAGTTTAAGGAATGGATTAATAGAAAGTAAAGGAGATTGCTATGAATAGAAATTTGGATGGATATTATTTTAGAGTTAAAAGAGATGGAAAATGGGACAATGTTTGTTGGTCTGATATGACAGATGAAGAAAGAGACGAGCAAATGACTAATCGTAGTGAAGAATGGTTAAAGTCGCTATGTAAGGGACTTGGTAATGTTATTCATAAGATTGGTGAAGATTTAGATATTGCGTGTGAATAAAAGTAAATTCAGGATTTTTTTGAATGAAAAGAGAGAATATTAAAGCAAGGAGGTAAGAAAAATGTCGTATTGGACATATATTCAGGGTACAATAACAGTTCGTCCTATGGGTAGAACACAGCCTGAGAAGAGATATATTCTTGAAACAGTGTTAAACCATTTGCCTAGAGTGACAGGTTCTGAAGGGGACATGAATACATATATCATTCAGAAAAATGGTCATAACAGTTCGTGTTCATGTGATGAATTTGGTGAAGTGACAAATAATTTAACTGATTGGTACGGTAATAAAAGTCATACTAGAGGAGCATTGAGAACGCAAGACGAATATATCCTTGTTGTAAATGCAGCTTTAAGAGACAGAGAATTTGAACAGACTTACAGAGAATTTATGAAATGGTTTGTACGACTTTGCAAGAGAGTAGGCTGTGAAGATGTTCTTGTAGAAATCAAAGGATATAATAAGTCAACTGTTATCAAAGATAGAAATATTCAGAGAAAAAAGTATTCGTTTAAGAGTGTTTTCGATGGCTTATTTGAAAATCCAAGCTGGTGCAACGACAGTAAAGATGGATACAAAGAGCCGAACTGGTGTGAATTTATGATGTGGGACAGAGCAAAAGATTCTAACTATCCTATGACTCTTGCTTACAAATATTTCAACGATGAAGAAAATGACAAGGAAGTTGAGAGAAGAATGAGTTATAGATAATTTCAAAAGAAAGCAACATATCCTTGGATTATAGAGGTGATATATGAAACGAGAAAATTTAGAAAAAGCAACAAAAATTAATCAAGAAATCAAGAGACTTGAACAGGAAATTGATTTTCTTGACGATGCAAATATGAGAAGAACACATTCAATAGTTAAAGCGTTGATGCCAAAGAAGTATACATATAAAGGTTATTTTTGTTCAGAAAGAGACATTGACTGTGTTGACTCATGTATATATTTAGATCATAAAGAATGTGTAGCTCTTGCAGATTTTAAACGAAATGAAATTGAAGAATTACAGAAGCAATATGAATTATTGGATTCTGAATGAAAGAGAATAAGATATCGGAGGTGAAAACAAACATGTATCAGAATTATTGTAAGAAATGTGGAAGCATTTCACTACATACAGAAGTAAAAGGTAATAATACAGGACTTTATTGTGATGATTGTGGAGCTTTTCAGAAATGGCTTGGAAAAGATGAATTGAGAGCCTTTGAATATGCGAATAAATCAAGAGGTTTGAGGGCGACTGCAAAACTATATGATGAAGCGTTTGTAAATAATGAAGTAAGTGAAAGACTTAATAGGTTTATAGATGGTATTGATGAAGCTATTGATAACGTATACGACAATCCAACGGCAGAACATGATAAACTTATCTATAATAACGCATATGCCTTTGCTTTAGAAAAATGTAAAGTAGGTGTCCAGAATATCATTGAAGGTAGAGAATTTAATGATTCAGGAGAGTCGTAGGAATCCAATCTTTATTTTGAAAATTTTTAATCATATCTAAGCCATTCGGCTATGGGAATCCCAACAAATAAGAGAATATTACAGTGTAACTAATAAAAATATTACATATAAAGGAGATTTTAAATGAAGAATACAAATTGGAAAGTGCCAGTAATTATTGGCGTAGGAGTATTAGCAGTTATTTTGATGATTGTATTTGGTGTACAGAGTTCACAGAATAAAGCTATTGCACTTGAGGAGCAGGTAAATACAGCATCATCAGATATTAAGGTACAGGAAAAGCGAAGAGTTGATCTTGTGTATAATCTTGCTGATTGTGTAAAACAGTATGATAAACATGAAGCTGATACATTGACAGCAGTTGCAGATGGTCGTGGATCAACAGGAGATATTGAGAATGTAACAACAGCTATTACAGCAGTTGCAGAAGCATATCCTGAGTTGAAGTCCAATGAGAACTACAAGACTCTTATGAATGAGTTATCTATGACAGAGAATATGATTGCAGAGTATCGCAGCAATTACAATAAGCAGATTAAGGAATACAAGAGATATGTAAGAAAGTTCCCTACAAGACAGTTTCTTGGATTGCTTGGATATGAAGTACAGGAATATGAGTATTTGGATTACAATGCGCCAGTTGATGCTCCACAGGATTTGTTTAAAGAGGATTAGTTTATGAGATATGATAGAAAAGGTTTTGATTTTGGCGATTTTGAAATAACAAAACGTGAAATCTTGGTCAGTATTTCTATCATTGCAGTTATGATTCTGTTTGGTATTCTGATTTCTTCCAAGATTTCAGAACACCAAATGGATAAAAATGAAATTTATAACAAAGCTGTTAAGATAGAAAGTCAAGAAATGTTCCAATACGGAATGGACACAAATGTTGGCAATGCGTTTGTATATGGTGACTTGAAAGCAGTAGATACAGTTACATATCCTGAAATTGGTGGAGAATATATGTATGTAGAAAAAGTCAAAGAGCAATACACAATGCATACAAGACAAGTAGCTCATACGAGAACTGTTAATGGCAAATCACAAACTTATTATACAACAGAAACATATTGGACTTGGGATAGAGTCGGAAGTGAAGATATTAAGTGTAAAGAAATATCATTTTGTGGAGTAAATTTCACAAGTAATAAAATTGATTTACCTGGTACTGATTATATTGACACTATCAATGAATCAAGTCATGTGAGATACAAATATTATGGTATTGGTACTGAATATAAAGGAACAATTTTTACAGATTTGAGAAATAAAACTATTTCTGATAACACATCATTTTATAATAATTTGACTATTAATAAGACGATAGAAAGGTTAGAATCTGATTTTCCAATTATTATTTTCTGGATCTTTTGGGTTATTTTAATCGGTGGAATGGTATTTGGGTTCTACTATTTGGATAATAGTTGGTTAGATTAGCAAGATATTTTTCTTTCCTTTGGACAGATTGGAGGTGCGAATATGTATCAAAAATTAAAAGGTAATGAAAATTTTTCAGATAAATACGCAACGTGGATTATAGCATATTGTTTAGATACAGATTCATTTTTTGTAACGAATCAAAGACATTTCTTTTGGGAGTATAATGATGAATTCCAATGCGAAAACGATGCGGTTAATTATTTCAGAAACCATTTGAATGAGTTTAGAAATGCTAGGAAAGAAATATTAAGTAATTGTGGTGGATGGAGCATTGATAAGGATTTGTTTTTAGAAAACACGAAAAAAAGGTTTTCAAATGCAAATAGGAGAATAATATCATGAAGTTGATTAACAAATATGCAAATTCAAGATATTCAAAAATGAATGAATATTATTGTGAAATCACAACAGAATTGGACAAGCTTGCTGGACTTGATCCTAATGGACACTGGAAACATTATGTGCTTTGTGATTATGAGGATGGTTGTTTGCCCATCAGAATTCCAGGTGGAACACTTGGAAGTATTGAATATGACGAGAATAGTGTTATTACTAAAATTCATGTTTGTACTGATTATGTTGTAAAAACTTATCCTGATGATGTAAATGAACAACTTCAGAAGTTTATTGGTCAGAAGATAGAAATGGGAGACTAACATTATGGGACAGTTAATTGATAAAACAGTATTACGAAAAGAATTATCTAAGCTGCCATCTGAAATGGGATTTATAAGGAAGTCTGATGTAATGCAGATTCTTTGCAGTCAGAAATGTGCTTGCAATATAAAAGAAGAGAAGAATAAAACACTTGATGAAGTTCTAAAGGCTTGTGACATAGAATGTGGATTTTACAGTGGCGATGTTAAGAATCTTACAAGACATGTTTTGATGAGAGTGTTGGATGGATTGAGAGAATAATTTAACAGGAATGATTCGTTTCTTGCGGAAATATGGAGGCAAAAATGACAAAGAAAAAAGAATTATGCAGAGTGAAACTTATGAAAATGTTTGAAGATAGTTATTATGATCTTGAGCAGAAAAATATTATCTTAAATTCAATTAGGGTAGCAACATTAGATGATGAACAGCATCTTGAAAAAATGATTCCATTTGATATTCAAGTAGCAGGTGAAAATGGATTTCGTGTTAAACCATGCTTTTCAAAAGGAAAGTTTCTTATTATGTACGAGTATGTGACGGAAGCATATAAAGTTACAATTCCAGCTAATGCGTTTCCTTATTATATGAATGAGAATGGAGATTTTGAAATCTGCATTCCGAGCGCAGAGAATAAATAAGAATGGTGTCAATGGAGGTAAAACAATGGAGAAGTTTTATATTGTAACAAATGAGAAATTCCTCAAAGAGATTGATGATTATAGAAAACATGGGGAAGAAAGAAGAATATTAGTAAATAATTTTTTTGAGAACAAAGGTATTGTAGGGGAAGAATATTATATTAGTGGAGATGGATTTGTAAATCGCCCATTTAAAGAGCATGAAAAGAATAATATCAGATTATATATATCTGATTGCAATGAAAATGATCAGAAATTTGGAAAAGAGTTACTGAAGCCAACGAAACTATTCAGTGATTCTGATGTGTTAATGAGAAAGTTTAGAGCTAACAGCAAGACTTTAAAAGAGTTTCAGAATTTATGCATCGAAAAGAATATTGTCATTAACAATCATTCGATTCGTGAAGGAGATTATTTTAAGGAACTACATTTAGGTGGGTATTCAGTTTCAAGGTTTGAGTATGAGAATAAGTTATATTTAAAAATTTCTACAACAAAATATGAAACTATTACACCAGACGATGATACAGGTTTTGCAGAAATTAAAGGTAGTGAATTTTATAAAGCACTTGAAGAATTTGAATCGAAGAATGGGTAAATATCGTTTCCTTTAGAAATAATTTTGTACAAAGAAAGGAGAGAATAACAAAATGAACAGTAGCATTTTTGTTCCTAAAACGATAAATGTTGGATATCAAAATCGTTCAGGAACTTACACAGGAAAACTTGCTTATGTTATTTACTATGATGAAAAAGGTAAGTTGCGGAAAGAAGCTTCATGGAACAGTTGGCGTGACGATAAAATTCCAAATGATGAATTTGAGAATGTTCCAACAGAAGGATTTGTACTAAATAAGAAAGCTGGCGATTACTCTACAGGATGGGATCACAGACATGCTTATTGTAGAGTATATGATCCAAGAGGATTTGAGTTTGAAATTACCATTGAAAATTTATTATACATTCTCGAAAATGCGAATTGTATCAAGGGTAAGGGACTTGAAGGAGAATTTATATATGGATGGGATGGTAAGGATTTGGTTCTTATGCCTGTTGAATCACCTGATTATAAACAGATTGCAGCTTATAATAAGATTGTACATAATAATGAATCCATTAAGACAAAAGATTTAATTCTTGGTGCAACATATCTTACAAAAGAGAATATTGAATGGATTTACATGGGACGTTTCGAAACATGTGGATATGGTTACGAATTTATGCAGGATGGTAAAATTGTAAGAATAAAATCTTATAAAGATATTCCAACCGAACCAACTCGTTTTGGATATACAAAAATTTCTTATAAAGGAATTAACAATCTCTCATATGGTAAAATGCATTGGTTCGCAAGATTAAGTGATGGAAAGTATAAATTTGAGCAATTCAAAAGTGTTCCTAAAAACAAACTTATTAGTTGTCTCGATGATAAATGCACATCTAAATATTCTGAAATTTATGATTCAATGGAATCATCTTATCAATTCTCCTCTATAGACGATAGCAAGGATAAAATTGTAAATATCTCATTTGAAGATTTTTATGAAAAAGCAATTAATAAATATGTTGATGATGATATAACAAGAAAATATGTCAATGTTCGCTTTATGGTAAACAACAATGGAGAATATATTAAATATGAAATGACAACGCCATATAGGTCAGAAGATAACGGCAAATATACTGTTTATAAATATAGTACCAAAAATATGTATCATGGAGATAAGGAAGCAATTGATATTTTTCCGACAGAAGAAAGAGAAGTGGAAGTACGTTATGGTCAAAAAGAAATTCAGACGCATATGATCCCAGTTTCTATTGAAACAGTTTTTGAAAAGTTAAAACCAGTATGTAAGCAGAAATATTTAGCAAATGGTAGAGAATATAAAAAGGAGTACGAGTTTAATGAGTAAAAATGATGACAGAATTTTAGAATTAAAAAAACAGATTGAAACTAAGAAGAAATCAATTTCTGAGAAGAAGGTTAGGTTCATTCCTGAAACAAATTGCGTTCTTAATATGGATGGTATGACAATTAATCTTAATGTATGTTCAGATGATGCGTTGTTGTTACTTTTGATTAAATTGAATTCATATTTGATGTCTGCCAAGGATCTTAATATGGCTGATTTTGAAATTTCAGGATACAGTGTGACAGCATGGATTAAAGATATTAAGAGTAAGTTAGAAGTATCTGGTCTGAAGAAGGAAGAGTCTGATTTGAAGAAAATGGAGAGTAAGTTGGACAAATTACTTTCTGATGATAAAAAAACAGAGCTGGAAATTGATGAGATTGCTGCTTTATTGAAGTAAAAGAGAGAATAATACAATAGGTAGTATATTTCATAAAATCAAATACTATATATAGTGATTAGATAGATTAAAACTACTA